TCAAGCTGCTTCTAAGGAGCCGATCACGTTCCTAGAGTAAAGGTAGTAGCCCAGCGCGTTCGGGTGGAGACCGTCATTCGCGACGAGACTCATGTCCGGAATCGACAGGGCTGCATAGTTGTCGATCATGTCCAGATTTCGCGCCCGAGCGGTGCGGTAGATCTCGCCCCGAACGTCCTGCATCGTGAAGGCGTATTTCTCCGGGTCTTCGTTGCTCGACGGGTTGGAACACATCAGGATCACGTTGGCCATCGGTTGAACGATGTCCAGGAGCGCGCCTAAGTTAGCGCTGAACTCGTTCACGCTCTGCGGCTGCGTCGGGTTGCGGATGCGGTCATTCGTACCCAGGCCAACCAGCACGAAGTTATCTTGCGGCCCTACAGCGTTGCCGTGCCCCTGGGTGTTACCCGGCAGGTTGTATATCCGATAGCTGCGCGTGGTCGCGCCGTTGATCGCCTGGTTGGTGAGGCGGATCGTCTTTTTGACTCGGATCGCCTCGATCCGCAGCGCTTTGGTCCCAGTCGTCTGGCTGGCCCGGCGCTTGGTCCGGATCTCCACGGTCTTGTTCCGGACGTAGCCAAAGGTGTGGTTCCGGATCCGGTTGTTGCCGTAGGTCAGCCCATCCTCGCCTGCCGATGTGGTGTACACGCCCTGGGAGACGCCATCCACGAACAACTCATAGTCCAGACCGCCATTGAGGTCATCACCTACTACACCGAAGTGCAGCGCGAAGGTGGTCCCGGTGAACGGGAAGCTGATCGAGTGGTACGAGCCTCCGCTGGAGTTACCGTCGGCGAACATTCGTTGGCAGTTGGTCACCGAGCCCGAGGTAAGGGCGTCAGTGACACTGACCGACGGCCCTACGGACTGCACGTTGAACCGGCCGCCACGCGGGTACAGATCGTGGGTCACGGTGTATTCAACGATGCACTCGCCCGATGGGCTGGCCGGCCAGTTGGACAAGACCGGCGCTGCGTTGAAGGCGTAGCGCTCACCAATGTGCCGGGCGAACTCGTTGAACCAGGACGGGGCGCCGAAGTTGTTTCGCGGGTCTGCCAGGGTGCCATTGCGCGGATCAGTCACCGCCTGCTCGCCTGGTGTGCCGCTACCCCAGCCGATGGAGTCGGCAATTACGACAAGTGAAGTCAGCTGCTCGAGCGGGTTGGACAGCGACTCTTTGAGCATGGCCAGCTGACCGCCGATACGGTGGAAGCGCGGCGGCTGGGCTGACAGATTGTCGTTCAGCGCAGTAATGCGGGTGAATCCGCCGACCTTGAACGCCCCGTTCAGGTACGAGTTCTTTTTAGGCAGTTCATCGAGCACGAACACCGAGCCGCCCAGATCGACACGGCGCCCCTTCACGACAGCTTCGAACGCGGCAAATGCGGCCGTGTCGTTGGTTACCCCGTCTCCTTTGGCCAGCCATGGCGAGTCCTTGGGCGTCGGGTTGCCTGCGAGCCGGTTCAGGTGGTCGGTGAGATCCAGGCACTGCACGCGGATTCGGCTATCCCGGGCGCCCTTCGTGATGCGCAGGTCATACAGTCCATTGGGCGCGGCAAACACGACCATGCCCTTGTCGTCAGCCGTGAAGGGGTTCACCAACGCGGTACCGTCAGCAGCCTGCAGATTTTTTGCCAGGATCTCGGTGCCGCGCTCGTACAAATAGCAGATCGCGTTCGGCAGGATGTTGCCGCCGTCGTCCTGAGCGAAGTAGTTCTTCAGTTCCATTCAAGCTCCTGTGATGGGCTTCAGTTGCCCTGAAAGTTGTGCGCCAGTGCCGGCGTGCCCGGCGAAGGCGCCGGCATTGGAAGGGATGGGGCTCGGCCCGTGGGTGTGGCCGGCCAGGTCGGTGTTCATCAGCACCACCAGGTCGATCAGGTCGCACAGCACCTGCAGGACGTTGACCGATTCCGACCCGAGCCAAGTGGTCTTGGCGATGCTCTTGCGAGCCTTCTGGACGCGCTCGATCAGGTCGCCACCCACGGCTAGGTTGAGCTTCTGAGCTACTACCTGATTGAGATCGCGGCCGGTGGCCAGGTTGAGGTCGTCCACCGCTGCCAAGTTGGCGGTACCGCCGGACAGCAGCTGGAGCGCGCCCAGCGCCTCGATCTTTTTGGTACCGCCCACCGATTCGGTGGAATGGTCATCAATGGTGCGGCTATCGCTCTGGTACCGCTCGGCATTGGTCAGGCTTTCCACCTGGCGATCGGTTGACTTGTCGGTGATCCCGCCGTCTGTTTGGCGGGTCCAGCTGCCGTCCGACTCGACGCGCTGTTGCGAGGCTTCGCTGTGCTGCCAGACCTGGTCGCCTTTGGGTATCCGGGGCAAGGACAGGCCATGGGGCAGGATGCACTGGATAAACGGCTTGTGCGGCAGGCCTTGGGTGAACCCGACGACTACGGTGGTGCCTTCCTCGGGGAAGCTGAAGAAGCCCATTTCATCGCCGCCCGTGGGTACCGGCAGCGGCACGCCGGCCAGCGTCGGCAGGGCCTCGTCCGGCTCGCCGTTCTCGTCCAGGACCTGCAGGTCGACCGCGAAGCGCGGCCGGAAGTCGTCGCAGATGGTTGCGCCGGCGGGCGCATCGGCCACGCCGACAACCCGGGCCATGCGCGGCAGGTGATAGCCGCCGCTCAGCTCGGGGAACATGCGCTCTACGCAGCGCCGGATTGCGTCTTCCATTTGATCGCCATTTCGGTACCGACAAGGGCCACGGAGGTGACGCGCTCGCCTTGGTTGATGGTTGCACCAGGACGCAGGCCAGGCAGTGCCGCAATCACGGCGCTCTGGTTGCCCTGGTAGTTGTTGAACAGTTCGACCGGCAGCTGCAGGGGCGATCGGGCGCCGAAGAAGCTGTGTTCCCAGCTCCCCACGAACACCTCGCCATCGCCCTGCTGCTGCCAGATCAGGTCGGGGATCGAGAAAACCCGGGCCAGGCTGTCCATGGCCTGGAAGCCGGACGCCAGGCTGTAGAAGAACGGCGCCTTGGTCGATGCGTAGGCCTGCGCCGGCACACGGAAACGCAGGCCGGTCTGTTCGCCGATCGCAGCCAGCACGGTGCGTAGATCGGCATGGCGCAGGTTCAGCGGGAGCGGCTTGGCGAGGATGGCGGCCAGCTCGCGGCAGTACAGGACCTGTTCCACCTGGTTGACCGAGGTAGACCGCTCGACGTAGCCGATGAAATGCCGCTGCAGGGGCGAGTCGTTGTAGCCGATGTCGAGCGTGACCAGGCCCGACACGGGCACGGTGGACTTGATGGTGAACTGAGCGCGGCCGGGGGTGGCCAGGTCCAGTCGGACATCATCTTTGACCAGGTCGTGCACGGCGCCGCCGATGCTCAGGACTTTATGGAGCTTCACGATTTGCTCCCCAGCCAGTCATCGAGCTTTTTGAGGGTGGACTCGAAGCCCGTCAGGCCTTGGCCGGTACCACTGTCATCGGCGCCGGCGGCGCCGCTGCTGGTACCGCTCACGCCTTGGCCCTGAGCGCTCTGGGTCTTGACCGCATTGCCCGTTCTGCGCTTTTCCACGCGCTCAGGGTTCGACAGCTTCTCGGTGAGGGTGAACTGGATCCGCCAAGCCAGCAGCGAGTCGTCTTCCCGGGCGCTGACGCCGTCCGAGAACTGCACCTGTCTCATGCCCATGGCTGTCGCGGTGTCATTGACGATTCGGTACGTCTTGAGCTGGCCGCCGCCTTCCGTGGCCTCGGCCAGGCGCATCAGAGCGCGCAGGTGCTCCGCGTCCACAAAGGCGATCAGCAGCGTGACGGTCAAGGTCTTGGGCTTGAAACCCTTGTGCGCCGTGTCGGTGTTGCTGGTCTGCCCCGACATATCGCCGCTCTCGATGCGCAGGTCTCCGGTGACCTTCATGCTGCGGCCCCGGATCCGTTCGCCGTCCAGGAGCAAAGTCATAGGCCCACCAGCTCGCGCACGAAACTGAGGCCCTTGAGCGAGCCCACCAGCATGACGCCGGCGGACAGCGGCCATTCGTGCCCGGGCGCGTCGCCGGTCAGCAGCTGACGGCGCAGCTCTGCGGCATTGCCCGGGCCGATCAGGCGGGCGCTGATGGTCGTTTCTGCGGTGGCCCCGTCGAACTGGGCCTTGAGATCGTCGAGCTGCTGGGCCTGCGCGGCTGCGCGCTCAGCTTTGCGAGCTGCCATCGCCTGCAGGTCGGCCATGGGCGAGCTGGCCGCGAAACTCTCCAGTGCGGCCAGCTGGCCGGCCATGGCCTGGCTCGCGGCCCGGGTGATGGTGGAGCGCTCCAGCGGCAGGCCACCCCAGCGCGGCAGCGTGCCGGCGCTCGGTAGCTCCCACTTGGAGGTTTCCAGTTCGAACAGGCGCCCGGCGCGGTTCTGCGCCCGCTTCAGTTCGGGCAGGGGCAGCACGGCATTGAAGCGGCCCAGCGTCGACGCGAAACGGTCGTAGCGGGTGCCAAGGAACAGGACGACCAGGGCGTACTGCTCGCCGCCTGGGCGGCTCTGGTCGCTGGAGTCCTCCAGTTTGGCGCCCAGATGGCGCACCAGGTTCGGCGCCGACAGGTAGCGCTGCAGGCCTCGGCCCTGGCCAACCCCACTTTGGAACGGGGTCACGACCAGGCACGCCGGCACCTCGCCCAGGGCGTCGGCCAAGGCGCTGCGGTCAGCGGCTACAGCTGCGGCCGCCATCTCGCCCACCAGGCTCGGCGCAGTGCTGACCAGGTCTTTAAGCGCGGTGATCCGTTCGCCGGTGCTGGCCAGCTCGCTGGTGGCCAGCGATTTCGCGGCATCGAGGTCGGCCAGCCAGCTGGTGGTCTCGCTGGGCCAGCGCATGGTGACGGGGCTCCAGGTCATACCGCGACGTTCTCCCAGGTGATAGCGGTCAGGGCGTCGATGTCTTGGGCGTCGCGGGCTTCTTTCAGCTGCAGCTTGAGCTGGTAAACCAGCTCCTGTCGGCCCAAGCGGAACACGGTGAAGTCACCGGACAGCTGACGGAGCTGGTCGGCGGTGTGGGGACGAAACGCCTTGAACCCTTCGACATCGAGGCATGGGTAGCTGAGGTCCGCGCCGCTGAGAACGGCGCCGGTCAGGTTCATCTGGTCTTCCAGCGTGCTGCCGTAGCAGTGGCGATCGCCCAGGACCGACGACCAGAACCCGCCGGTGATCTCCTGTGCACAGGCTGCATCCACAGCCTGGACGCGCTCCTGGTACAGGGCTTCGACCACGGCGGGGATGTCATCTACCCACTGGCCGAACTCCCAGACTTGCCCCGGGGCTGGCTGTTCCAAGGTGTAGCCGGCCGGGAGCGGCCCTAAGCGATCAATCAGCATGGGTTCCCGGGTGGCGGTGTTATAGGCGGTCAGGCCTCGGTAGCAGTCGATCAGCTTCCAGCTCTGGCCGTCCCACAGCGCGGCTTGGCCTTCCGGCGCGGTTGGCGGCTCCTGCTCCACGCACTGGGCTGGGATCAGCCACACGCCGGGCTCCAGCGGCGATGCGTCGGCCACGGCCAGGCCAACATAGATGCCCAGCTCGTCGGTTTGATAAACGGTCTTGGTGGTCATGGCAGCCTCAATACTTGATGAACAGCGGATAGGCGGCGTTCACCGGGCGGGTTTCGGTACCGCCGGCCGCGTTCACGGTGATGGTGTGGGTGTGGTCCGCGACGCTGTTCACCGTGAGGGCGTGGGTGTGATCCGCCACGGCGTTCACGGTGACGTTGTGCGCGTGACCGCCAGCGCTGGAGGTAGTCGAGTAGTTGTTGATGCCAGTGGTGAGGTCGTCACCCGAGGTCAGGGTTTCGCCCTGGCCGAGAACGACCCCGACCGTGCCTTCCTTGACGGTGTGGGTGTGAGCGCCCTGGGAATCTGTGCTCGCCGTGTGGGTATGCCCACCAGCTGCTGCAGCGAAGGCGGTGTGGGTGTGCCCACCCCCTGCCGCTGACGACGCGGTGTGCGCGTGGCTTCTCAGTTCATCTGCCTGCAGGCTGCCCAGGACACGGCCGACATCGAGGCCTTGGCCGTCGTCCAGGACGCGCAGGAAGCGGCCTCGTGGGTTGGGCAGGTTGAACGTGGTGACGCCGTTGCCGGCGCCGTAGAAGGTGCCGATCTCGGCGAACAGTCGTGCGTAAGCCGTCCTGGACACGGCGGCGCCGTTGCAGCGCAGGAAGCCCGCCGGCGTCGTGCTGGTTGGGAAGAACACCATCATGCCCACCAGGGCACTCTCGACCTGGGCCATGGCTGCCTGGAGGGCGAGAGTTGTCGCCAGGATCTCGCTGCTGGCAGTGCCCGGGTCGTCACTTTTCGAGTTCGGCAGATTCCCCAGGCCTACGTCGGCCTTGGTCGTGCCGCGTGCGCGCAGCGCCGGATAATCACCGTCCTTGGCGGCGAAGTGATCGACCACCGCGCCGGCGATCGGCATGGTGGTGCGCAAGTCGGTGATCTGTCCACTGGCATCGATGCTGGCCACCTGGACCAGGTAGTGCCGGACGCCCGCCGAATCGGTACGGTCGCCTTGGCTATTGGCGACCACCACTTTGCAGGTGGCCACTACGTCGCTGACGCTGCGCTCCAGGGCGATATCCAGCCAGACCTTGGCGGGGAATGCAGGAACGGTGAACTGCAGGGCGTCGACCAGCTCCAGACGGATGCCCTCGACGTAGGCACGCCCCGGCTTGAGCTGGAACACGCCGAAACTGCGCTCTACGGCCAGGCTGTCACCGACGAACAGGGCGCGGCCATAGATATCGCGGTTGCTCTGCCGCTCGCGCTGGTCGATCCCGGCCAGGCGCACAGTGAAGTCATGCTGCCAGGTGCTCGCGTCGACTGTGATGCCCGTCATCTGCTGGGCACCGTCGAACTTGATCAGCATGTTGCGCGTCAGGTTGTTACCGATCTGCAGCGGCGGGATGTTCCTGCGCTTCTGCTGCAGGGGCACATAGGCCACGGCCAGCAGGACGTTGTCGGCAGTCTCCAGGCCGATCCAGTTGAAGTCCCAGTCACCGATATCGGACCCCAGCATGATGCTGTAGATCACCTGGTTCGGGTTGACGTAGCCCTTACGGGTGTAGTCCTGGGTGTGGACGATCTGTGCCGCCGGCGGCTTACCGGCCGCCCGATTGACCGGCGTGGCGGGGTTCAGCCCGGGCACGTTGGCAAAGATGAATCGCGCGATGTCCAGGCCTTCGTTGGCCGCCTCTTTCTGAGCTATCAGGCGCTCGCCGGCGAGGGTAATGCTTGCTCCCATGGATTCCTCTCAGGGCTAGTTGGCCACGGTGGCCAGCTCGTTGATAACGACCAGGCGGCTCGCGCTGGTGTCCAGGACGGCGCTCAGGGTCACCTGGTCGTCGTTGAACTCTGCCAGGCAGACGGCCATGGATACGGGGGTGATGGTCGAGAACTCGTAGCGCCTGCAGGTGCGGCCGTACTGCTGGATCAGCACGCGCAGCAGCACGGGGTTTTCGCTCAGCTGGGAGTCGGAAAGGAGCAGGGACACGATGTCCCAGTCCTGGTCGGGCAGGCGCTCCTGGATCTCGACGTAGCCAATGCCCAGGCGCTGGAAGATCCGGATCATGCCGGCGGTGCTGCCGGCCTCGACCGCATTGATGAAGGCGTACTTCACGCGCAGGCGATACAGGGCCTCCGGCTCGCCCTGGAAGCGCTGGATGTCGCGCTGCCACGCCAGGAGATCGAGCACCGTCAGGTGGCAGGTTTCGGCATCGATCTGCAGCAGCGGCCACTTCAGCCACTGCTCGACCTTTTCCCACCAGGACTGCGCGGCATTCTTGAGCTTGGTCAGCTCAGTGCCTTCCAGCCAGAACGGCAGCTTGAGCTTAATCACCGAGCACCACCTGGACCCCGGACAGGCGGGGTATGGTCAGCTCCGACAGGATGTCCTCATTGTCGAACTGCAGCGACTCGATGCCGGCGAACTGCTCGTGCAGCTCCTCGCCCAGGCGGCTGAAGGAAAAGCGGGACTGAGGGTAGGTCAGGGTCGGCTGATAGTCGCGGTCCGAGCTTTCGCGGAAGGCCGCACGGATGAACAGCTCGATGTCATCGAGCAGCGCCTGCTGCCGCTCAGCGCCGACCGTGGCCCGGGGCCAGACCACCACGCGCACCATGTGCAGGGTCGGGGGCATTTCCTGCACCAGGAGGTCATCGCCGTGGCCGTGCTGGCCCTGGTCGCGGATGTAGGCATTGATGGTGGCCAGGTAGCTTTCCGCCGGCGAGCCCGCTTCGAACAGGACAAAGGCGTTGGCACTGCCAGGCCCGCGTGGGGCGTTGTGCTCGAAGTACACGCCATCGGGCTCCACGCCCGGGAACGAGGCGATGATGGCCCGGTACACGGCGTCGGTATGCCACTGGTTCACGGCGCTGAACTGATTGCGGGTGCGCAAGCGCAGGTCGTCGTCGTGCTCGGTATCGGCGCCGGGGGTGGTCAACCAGCCGTCAGCGTTCACGACCTGGATCACGCCCGGGATCGGCTCGGGCAGGATCGAGTAGTACCCCGGGGCGAGGTTGTACCCGCTGCCGGCCTCGGTCGCTTCGGCCGGGACCAGCACCTGGGCGTCACCGTCCAGGAACTGGCCGGCGGCAGTTGTCACCAGGACGTAGACGTTGCCGTTGATGGCCACCGACTGCACGCGGGTTCCCGCTGGGATCTCCAGCACGCCGGCGACCGCGCTGCGGGTGAACAGCAGTTGCCCCTGGGCCTTGGTCGACGGCTTGCGGGTGACGTTCACCGCCCAGGCCAGCATGTCCAGCCAGGCCCCGGTCGCGGTCTTCACGAAAAAGTTGGGCAGGACGGTGCCGGCGATGAACTCGATCAGCCACAGCACGGGCTGGGTGACGATGGCGGTCACCAGGCGCCAGAACGGCGACCAGGAGCTGGTGTTGCTCAGCTTGCTGCCCTGGGCGGCTACCTCTTTCTCCCAGGCAGCACGCAGGCCTGCCTCGGTCGTCGGCACGCCGGCGTCCTGCAGGGCTTTCTTGAAATCAACGTCACTCACAGGGCTACCTCGGTGGTTCCGAATTCAACAGTGGTGGCAGTGACCAGGTACTTGCCGCTGCCGGTCTCGATGATCTGGACGGTGCCCGGTACCAGGCGCTCGTCCTCCTCCACCAGCAGCTCCAGCTGCTTGATGCAGTCGGTACGGCGGAAGCGGTCGCGCTCGGCCATGAGCGTTACCAGCAGGCCGCTCTCGCGGATCATGTGAGCGATGTCCTGGGCGATGCTGGCCCGGTCGTCCACCAGGACGGGCTGGTTGGACGGGTCCAGGGTCAGGTCGTTGTTGGTGATGAGCAGATCGATGTAGAGCGTCATCAGCCGGCCGCCATCGCCATCATGTTTTCCAGCTCCAGCGGGCTCATGGGCTTGGCGGTGTTGATCTCCACCTTTTCCACATGGGTGCCACGGTTCTGGTTCTGGGTGTTCTGGATGCTTGTCATCAGGCCGCCGGCGGGCACGGACGTAGCGCGGGTCGGGCTCAGGCTGCCAACAGGCTTGTACTCGGCCTGGGAGCCCAGGCTGGATACGCCGACGGCGCTATCAGTAGCGTTGCCCCCGGCCGGCGTGCCGAGACTGGCAATGTCCGGCATTGCGCCCAGGTTGGCCTCGATCTCGACGCCCGGAATCTTGTTGAGCATGGCGATCACCTGGTCGAGCGCCGATCGGAAGACGCCGACGATGCCGTCCCAGGCCGCTTTGGCCATGCCCGTCCAGCCGCCCATGGTGTTGAACCAGGTACTGAGCGCGCCCAGCTGCTCGAGCACCCACTGGAACGCGGCAGTGTCCATCAGGGCGGTGGTCCACTGGTCCCAGTAAGCAATCGCTGCGATCACCACTGCGACCAAGGCAAGTACGCCCAGGACAACCAGGCCCACCGGGTTTGCGGCCAGTGCCGCGTTCACCAGCCAGATGGCGCCCTGCCAGATCAGCATCGAGGCCTTGGCCAGGCCGATCGCTGCGATCATGCCCAGGATCCTGACGATGAACAGCGCGCCCTGGACGGTGTGCGCGATGAACATGGCGATGCTCTTCCAGCCTGACCAGGTCAAAAGGGTCCAGACCACGTTCAGGCCCATCATGGCCATCTTGCTCAGGCCGACGATCACTGTCAGGGCGCTGATAGCAGCGGTGATGCCGAGCACGGCCAAGGTGGCGATGCCCATAACCCGGGTGATGTTGGGGAACAGCTGCGTCCACCTGGTCATGGTCTTGCCGATGCTGACCAGCTTCTCCATCAACGGCTGCAGCATCGGAATTAAGACCTGGCCAAAGGCGATGCGCAGGGCCTGCACTGCAGCGCCGAACTGCTGCCAGGGGTCAACCATGGCCGCTGCCATTTTCTCGGCCTGCTCCAGGCCACGCACCTTGCCCAGCTGGTCGATGCCGCTTCGCAGCCGATCGGTGTCCTGGGCCAGCGCGCCGATCACCTGGGCGCCTTCACCGCCGAAGGCCTCGACCAGCTTGCTGTTGGCCGCAGCGTTGCGCAGGTCGCCGAACTTGCCCTGCAGTTTGCCGATGATGTCCAGCATCGGCAGGACCTTGCCGTTGGTGTCGGTGAACTTGATCCCCAGCTTGTCCGAGGCGTTGCCGATGTTTTCGAAGAACGCCTTGTAGCGGCCGCCGGCGTCGCCGCCTTCCATGGTGCTGGACAGGCTGCCGATCACCGCCATCTGCTCGGCGAGATCGATGCCAGACGCCGATGCGATCGCCCCGGCTTCCTTGAAGCCTTCCTTCATCTGCTCCCCACTGGTGCGGAACAGCTGCACAGCCAGGGCGGTCTGGCCGCCCAGCTTTTCGACCCACTGGCTTTTGCCCATGGCGTCGGCCTGCTGCTTCTGCAGGTTGTAGAGCGTGCCGACGTACTCGCTCATGACGTCCTGGTCGGACTTGGTGGCCTTAGCCAGCGCGGCACTCGTGTTGGTAAAGGTGGCCAGCTGGGTGCCGGCCAGCCCCTTAATGGCGCCCTCGATCTTGTATGCGGAGGCAACAAACGACTCGGCGCTGCCACCGTAGGAGACCGAAAAGTCGAGGGCCTGGGCGTTGAGCGATGCCAGGGCATCCTCGGCCACGCCGAGCGAACGGACGTCGCCCAGGGCGCGGTTCACATCCAGCGCTGGAGCCATCGACGCCTCGATCCCGGTCAGGGCGCCCCAGACGCCGGCGACACCGGTACCGATCTGTCTGATGTTGGCCTCCCCCTGGGTGGCCAGATTGTCGAAGCCCTTGGTCACTTTGGCCAAGGGCGCCGAGACTTTGTCGGTCAGGCTCAGGATGAAGTCCAGGCGGCTGGAAGCGTTCGCGCTCATGGGTCAGTTACCGTTGAATGCTCGTGAAATGCCGTTGGCTATGGCGATCTCCATTCGCCGCCAGTGCTCGTCCTCCAGCCATTTGGCTGTGCCCAAGGTCTCGGGCGATCGATCTGCACCAGGTAGCCAGCGATCGGCCAGGGCCAGCAGCTGGCCCAGTCCGTCCTCGGTCAGGCGTTCAGCGTGGCCGAGCGCTTTTTTACGGTGACTTCAACGGTCGGCGAGTACTCCTCGATCAGCGCGCCGGCGATCTGGATGGCGGTCATCGGGTTGGCCAGCAGCGGCTTGAGGCTGGCTTTCTGCTCCTGGTTAACGGAGGTCATCAGCAGGTTGTGCGCCGGGGCGACCTTGTTTGCTGGGGTCAGGCTGTTGATGTACTTGGTCATCAGGGCCGGATCCATGGCGAAGTCAAAGTCCTGGCCAGCGACTTCCAGGGTGATTTCGGTGCGTTCAGTCATTTTTCGGTTCCAGTGGTAGCGGGTTGGGTGATGCAGAAGCTGCGGATGTGGTCCTGCAGCCCCAGGATCATTTGCTTGCTCAGGGCGAGCTGGTCGCGGAGGGTGAAATAATCCGGTCGAGCGTTTGCTGCGAGTTCGGGGGCGCCTGCATCAGCCACGCCGGCGCCGGCGGAATCGGCGCGCACGTTGGCGGCGGGACAATTGGCCTGGATGAACAGCCGCTGATCGCCAGTGCCGACAGAAGCGCGCAGATCCTGATTGGCCTTGAGGGCATTGCTCAGTTCCTCGGTGTGTTTGTTGTCGTTGGCCGCTGCCTGTGCCAGGCGCTCGGCGATCTGATTGGCGATCTGGATAACGGCATCACGCTCGCTGAGTGCCTGGTCGCGCTCCGATCGGGCGGTGTCGCGCTGCTCCAGCACGCGGTCGAACAGAAACCAGGTGCTGCCGGCGAACAGCAGGGCGGCCAGCACTTGCACGATCAGGAGGCGCATAACTTCGCCTCCGCCAGCCGACGCGCGTGCAGCCCAGGAACGAAAACCTTTTTGCCCTTGGCATCAGTGACAAAGGCCCAGACCGGTTTGCCATCGGCGCCCCAGGCCAGTGCGCGGCAGCCCTCAGCGATGCCGCCGGCGTTGATGAGCACCAGGGCGCGGCTTGCGCAGGTGTTGGGCTCGCCAAAGTTGTGGCCATGGCTCGACAGCGCGTCGAAAGTGTTCTGGCTGATCTTGTCGTTGGTCAGGCAGTCGGCCAGGGCCAGCTGGCCCCGCTTGACCACCAGCTGCTCCACCTCGGCACATCGCGCCGGCGACCAGTAGTCGCCGACCACCACCGGGTATGGGCTGGTGTAGCCGGTGATGCCCTTGCACACGGTCGGCAGGCCCCGGGCCAGCTTGTCGGCGTAGACGACGTTCTGGCCGTCGCCTTCCCACTCGCCCAGGAACGCCATCAGCGAGCTGCTGCCCAGCACAAGCGCGACGGCGCCGGTCAGGATCCGTTTGCGCAGGCTCATGGGAACAGCATCCGGAACAGGGTCGGGCCGAGCGCCTGGGCGACCACGCCCAGTACGGTCAGGGCGGCGAGCATGCGGGTGACCTTGGTACCGATGTCGGCGACGGTGGCGGTCAGCTCGCGCTGGCCATCGTTGAGCGCGGCCAGTTGAGCGCCCATGTGTTCGAACTCGCCCTCGAGGCGGGTGACTCGTCCAGGAACAGTCTCATGGCGCTCGACCAGGTCGTTCACCCGCTGCTCGATCAGGGCCAGGCGCGTTTCCAGCTTGGGTTTCTGTGCGGTGCGCAGGGTCATCAGCGGCAACCTTTTTCAAAGAGGGTTTGGCACGGGACGCAGCGCTTCATGCCGCCCAGGGCGCGTCGCGCCTCGGGGATCTCGCCGCCGCAGTCCTCGCAATGGGTCAGACTCGGCCCGGTCGAACGCGCACGGACCAAGGCGGCAGTGATCGTCTGGTCACGCTGACGCTGCTCCAGGGCCTGGGCGCGATCAAACGGGCAAGTCATCAGCGCAGGCCCTCGATCTCGGTCGCGGCCAGGTACGGCACGCCGTTGATGCGGATGAAGTCCGGACTGGTGACGTCGAACGGCACCTTGTGTTTGTGCTTCTCGCCGCCCTTGGAGTCGATGTTCAGCAGGCTGGAGATCTTCGGCTTGCAGCCGAACGCCTCCACGCGCATCTCATCGGTAGGAGTTTTGGCGTAGAACAGCGAGTCGAACGGCTCCAGCTGGCGGAAGCTGCCGGCAGCGCGTGCCGCTTCGATCAGCAGGTTGAAGTTGGCGCTGTCCAGCTCGAATTCGCCGCTCGCGGCCACATCGCCATCGACGTAGCCATCGGGCACGCCTCGGCTCTGGGCCACCGCGCTGTTGTCGGTGATGTCGAGAGTGACGGTTTCAACGTGGATCAAGGTATCGCCCACGGTGATGTCGAAGTTCTTGCCGCCGATCTTGGACATGGTTACTCCTCGTCGCTCAGGTCAAGAGCGATGTTTGCGGTGAGGTCTTTGGGGCAGTTGTAGGGGCGCAGCTTGAGGTAAGCGACAACGGCGGTTTTGCTGGTCCAGACCAGGGTGATGGCGTCGTCGGCCGGCGACTCGATGTCGCCCGGGAACTGGACGCCGGCGAACACGACCGAACGCGACATATCGCGCAGCGGCTTCATTAGGGCGGTCTTGTTCTGCGCCATGGAGGTCGCCGAGCTGTTCAGCTTGCGGTCGGCGACGCGCTGGATCAGCAGGACGCGAACACGACGAGCGGCCTTGTCGGCAATGCGCAAATACTCGACTACCTGGTAGTCACTGCCCGGGGCGTCGAGCATGTTGCCGTCGCCCCAGAAAGTGCCGGGGTAGTCCGGGTAGGTTTGCGGTACCGACAGCCGCGCCTTGTCCAGCTCGGCCAAGATCGCCGATGGCAGCGGGATGCCGTCTTTGTCCACCGGAACGGCACCCAGGCCGACTAGGGCACCGGTGGCCACTCGCATAGGGCTGTCGGCGATGCTGACGTCGGAACGGGCCAGGCGTCCGGCCAGCACGCCCAAGTTATTGCCGTGCAGCTGCGGTACAGGCAGTACGCGCGGGGCGGCCACGCCGGCCACCTTGGCTTTGGCTTCGGAAAGGTAGGTAGCCCAGTCCTGGGCGGCGCTGATGCCAGCGATCGCCGCCATGATGAACACCCGACGACCATAGACGGAACTGATCTCCAGAGCCTTGGCGTTCATGGCGTCGAAGGTGGCCTTGTCCGTCACAGGTACGGTGATAACGATAGCCTCGACCGAGACGTTATCTTGCTGCGCCTTATCCACAGCCGCCGCCCAGTCGCCGTTGACGGCGATCGGGGCAGCCATGCACGCCCACTTGTCGCCGCCGTTCTGGCGTGCAGCCAGGACCTGAGTTTTCAGGTCGGACGCAGTGGCGCCCAGCTCGTTGTCCAGATCGCTTTGGGTATTGAGGGCCAGCAGCTTGCCGGTGTTCTTGCTCGCTGGACCGATGAAAAGGAAATAGCGCTCGATCTCGGTCACGGCGCCCTGGCCGAGGTTGAGATTGTTGACGCCGACAGTGCCGAGTGCCATGGGATGCCTCTTAGCGTTGAGAGTTGAGGATTTGTTGCAGCACCAGGCGCACCAGCTCGGTGGTGTCGTGGTTGCTGTTTGCGCCGAGGAACTGGCGCTTGGGCAGCTTGATTTCCCAGCTGTCGGCGCCGGTGGTCTCGCCCCGGGTTTCGTCCAGGACGCGGATCAGGACACCGGCCTGCATGTAGCTGACGTGCTCCAGGATCCAGGCCACGGACGGGCGGGACAGCCGCTTCTTGCCGGCTTGGCGCACCTTGAAGCCCAGGCGGCGGAGCCGCTTGGCTTGCTTGGGCGTCGACATCGATCCCTCGTCGACCTTGTTCCAACGGCGCATTTGCTGGGCGGTGCGGCGCTCCGAGGTGCCGTTGTGCTGCTGGGCAGCCACCCAGGAGGTCAGGCTGTTCTTCCAGCCCAGGACGGCCTCGTCGGCCGTCACGCTGGTGACCTGCATCAGCTTGCCCAGTCCGGCCTCCATCTTTTTTTGGCCAGGCTCCGGGTTCTTGCGGGCGGCAAAGGGGGAGCCGTCCAGGTTCTGCTGGCTGCGGATCCGCTTGCGGCTCATGGCGCGGACGCGCTTCGAGACGTTGTTCAGCAGGCGCCGGCGCAAACGGGGCTCCAGCTGCAGGAGCGCCAGTTGCTCGCGCACGTCCAGGACGCCACGGGTATCAAAGTCAAACAGGCGGCTACTCACGGGCCACCGCCTCGCCTTCCTCGGCTATCCACAGGTCATAGGGGACGAATGCCCAGGTCTTGCCGAACGCCTGGAACTCGCCATCGTCGTCTTCGGCCAGGTACTGGGGCTCCACGAACTGCAGGGTCAGCTCGACGTCGAACAGTTCGTTGTCCAGGTCGATCGGCTCGATCACGAACGCCGGCGCAGGCAGGTCCTCGCGGTCTGGGTCGTTCGCTTCCAGCCAGGTGCCGACCAGGGCCAGCAGCCGGGAAGGGGAGCCGTTGAAGCGCTCCAGGTCGAAGATCGCCCGATAGGTCATGTCGCCCATGTGCAGGCCGCGCTCGGTTTCCTTCCAGATCAGTTCGGAATCCATCTGCTCGACCCAGCTCTGCAGCTGCTCGGGCAGCACCAGCTGCCGATCGAGCAGGTACGCGGTCAGGGCTTGGATCTTTCTCATAGCAAGGCCGCCGTGATGCGGCTGCGGCCCTGCAGGGCGCGCACGGCCTGTTGGCTGAATGCCAGGTAGGTTTCAGCGCGCTCTGGTGCCTCCTTGCCGGTGTTCTCGGCCACCTCGCGACGGGTGACGGTCGCAAAGTCGGTTAGGGCAGTGGCCTTGGCTCTGCAGTACACGGCGCGCTTGTACAGCGTCACCTTGTAAGCACGCTCCTCGAGGAGCAGCGAGTCGGCGGTGGCCACCTCGGTGATGCCCAGGTCTCGCCAGCTGGCCATCAGCTTGGCCAGGTCCTGGTTCACCTCGCCCATGGCGATGTTGAGGTGAGTGACCAGCGTGTCGCTCAGGTACTCGCCGGGCAGGCGGTAAGCCTTCTGGTACTCAGCCAGGGAGAGGTCCGGCCAAAAGCCGTTGTTCTCGATGGTCTGGTCCACCACGGTCGAGGGTTTGCCTGAAAAACTCATCGCTGGTCACTCGAAAAGGGCGGGAGACACCGTTTCGGCGGGGGCTGGCCATAAATGGCCGACTCCGCTTCACGGGTTCCCGCTGGGGGGGTAGTCGGTTATTCGGTACCGCCGGCGGCGGCTTCCTGGCGTGACAGGGCTCGTCGGCACTTCTCAATGCGCGTACTGCAGCCCGCCTTCGGGTACAGCTCGGTGGCACGCTCCAGGTGCTTGAGGGCGACAGCCCACTGCTCGCCATCCATGGCTCGCATGCCGATCAGCTTGTGGAACTTGCTCGGGATCTGTTCCGGCAGGTTCCATTCGCCATCCACACGGGGCAGCAGATCCGACAGGTAAGGCTCGGGGCTGCGGCCGGCGTCGTACTCGGCATAGGCCCAGTCGCCTATGGCATCAGCAACAAAGGTCTGGATGTCGCGGCGCTTGAAGCGCTCCGGCATCAGCTGCCCCTGCACCATCGCGATCTCGGCCAGTTCCAGCGCGTCATCGAACTGGGTGGTGTCGAACAGCCAGACCATCACCTGCACCAGGACACGGTTCTGCATGACCTGGCCAGACTCGATGTAGCGCTGGATGTACTCCTGGTACTTGGGCAGCAGCTCGGTACGCTTGAGGTCCTGCTTGCCGGCCAGGCTCGGGATCGCCTTCAGACGAGTCAGATCCTCGTCCAGGCTGGCCTCCATCAGCTTGAGGTGCTTGCGAGCATTCGCCGGGCTGCTCAGGGCCTCGCCTGGGGAGTACGGCAGGGCCGCTGCAGCGGCCACCTGGGCCACTGCAGCGGTGCCTTGCTCCAGCACACGGCGCTTGTGCGCTAGTGCGAGGCTCATACGGTTTCCACCCCGTCGGATTCCAGGTACGCGAACTTACCCAGCTGCTCGATCACGTAACCCTCGTTGCGGCCGTTGTAGTCCTCGACGCGGGAGCGCTTTGGGTTTTCGAGCAGGTGGCGACGCCAGCTGGAGTCCTGGAAGTAGATCGAGAGGTTGTCCCAGGAGGTAACCAGGATGCCCTTGGCCGGGAAGAACGGAACCAGGAAAGAGGGCAGACCGCCATAAGTGTCGATCACCTGGGCATTTTCGATGCGCTCTTTCTCGGTCGGGGTCTGCCCCTGCGCGGCGTACAGCTTGCCCTTGTCATGGGCCAGCAGATCCGAGCCGATGATGGCGATCAGGTCGCCCTCGTCACGGAACACGGGGTCGATCATCTGCTTGACGTCGTGCACCGCGGCGTCGAGGTTTTCGTAGTCGCCACCCTTGCCGATCTTGATCTTGACGGCTGGATCAGCGGGTTTTAGGACCTGCTCGGGGATCTGCTCACGCGCGATCTGCAGCCAGCCCTTGTTCACATCCTGGAGCAGCGGGTAGTTGGTGATGTTGGTCTGCTTGGCGACGTGGGTGCCGTTCCAGCCGATCAGGATGCGGTCCAGGGCGATGCGCTTCTGCACGGCCTCCAGGTACTTGCGGGCGAACTCCGGGAATTTGGCCCAGGCATCGATGGTGGCGAATTTCAAAGCCACATCGGTTTCGGTGTGGAACAGCTCGTAGACGTTGTTCTGCAGATCGAGCAGGTGACGCGGCTCGCGATCGTTCAAGTCGGTATCGGTGCGGCTGGTGGCCGGACCGCTCAGGCCCAGCAGGACCTTCTCGCCCTTGATCTCGGTCACGCCGATTACGTTGATGCGACCCAGGAAGTCCACGCGCTCGGTGATCTGGTCGTTCAGTTCCTGGGCGTGGGTCGGTTCCACGGCAAAGGTGCGGGTGGCGTCATCGATGCTGTACGCCTCGGCCAGGTCGTCCTGAAGCTGCAGATACTCCGCTGCAGCGCGTTTCGACAGGGCGCCCATTAGCGCAGACCCCCGCCGCGTTTCTTCTCGCCAGCTGCGCCAGTGGTGCGTTTGACCTGGCGGCGGTTCTGGGTCGAGTTGAACATCTGGGTCATGGTCTGGGTCAGCTCCTCGACGCGAGCGCTGAGTTCTTTGACCTCGTCCTTGCCCTTGCCGCCTTTTCCGCCCTTACGGTTGAACTCGCGGTTTTCATCCGCTTCGTCCACCACATCCTGGACGGCTGCGCCCACGGCATCGACCTGTTCCTTGTTGTCGGCGTCATCGACGTCTTCAACTACAGGTTCCAGGACGGCCTGCAGGCCGGCCAGCAGGATCACGAATTGGTCATACAGCGCCTTGAGCGCCTTGGCTGTTGCTTCATCCATCGGTTTGGTCTCGTCGGGTGAGGGGGTTGTGGTTTCGGCGAAGCTCTTGAACAGGCCGGTCAAAGCAGAGAACAGACGGCGCAGCTCGCTTTGTTGCCGGCCACCCTCGCGCAGCCCGCCCAGCTCAACGGCAGCGCAGAAGTAGGAGGTCTTGTGGTAGCGATGGCCCTTGCGGGCGCCCCGGGAGAAATACAGCTCCTGGGTGCCCAGGCTGGCAGGGGAGTCGGTGACAGCCAGGCCGGTGAGGTAATGGCGCCCGCTGTTGGCGAAATTCGGGGTGATCTCCACGCTGGTGAACAGCTTCTCGCCTTGGTCGTTTAGGCTCAGCAGCTTGTCGTTTGGCTTCAACTGAGCTTCCAGGGCCACCTGGCCAGGCTCCAGCTCTGGATCGTCGTTCTCGTCCAGAAGGCGTACGGCAAAGACGGTGCCGTGGGAGCCTGGCCAGCGTTCGTGCTCACTCCAGATCACAGCGGTATAGCGGGACAACTTGTAAGTGTCCGCGCAGTCGCGCAGCTCCTGGACTGTGATTTCGCGGCCGTCTGCGGTCGGGCCGCTGACAGCTACGCGTTTCCAGTAGGAGACAAGGGATCTGGGCATCGTTTGAAGCGCTCGGTGGGGGTCGATGAGCGCCACGATAGGGAGCCGATCGGCACCGGCCAATCGGTTTGCTTGAGCAGAATTCCTATTCGTTAATTCTAGGAATTTCGCTCACTTTTACACCGCGTTTGGGGCTGTTTCGGCGCATAGACTCCGCACCATGAACTACTCGATCGAAGTCAAAGAGGCCGCCAAGCGGCTGTACCTGCGCCGTGCCTCGGTGAAGGAAATCCAGGCTCAACTGAAGCTGCCGAACGTGCGGATCATCTATTACTGGATCCGGCAAGGCAGCTGGGACGAGATGTTGACCGATGAGGAGCCGCTGACAGCGATCAGCCGGCGGATCACGCTCATCTGCGAAAAACAGGACACGCTGACGAAGGGCGACCTGGACGAGCTGGACCGGCTGACTGCTGTGCGGGAAAAGCTGATTAAGCAGGCGAGCAAGTCAGCCGCACCGGCGCCGGCGGCGAGCGAGCCAGCGCGGGAGCAGGGCGATCGGGACCAGGGCCAGCGCCGAGAGCGGCGTGGTGGCGGCGGGAAGAAGCGGGAGAAGCCTGCGAAGAACGATGTCAGTGGCCTGACTGAGGTGGACTTCCTCGACCAGTTCATTTCCAAAATGTACCGGTACCAGCAAGAGCTGTTCGCGGCGAAACAGAATCCGCTGACCTGCAGGCTGCGCAACATCCTCAAAAGTCGGCAGGTCGGTCTGACGTACTACTTCGCCGGCGAGGCCTTCATGGATGCCGTGCTGACTGGGGACAACCAAGTGTTCCTGTCGGCCAGCCGCGCCCAGTCCGAGATTTTTCGCAGCTACATCATCCAGTTTGCTCAGAAGTGGTTCGGCATTGAGCTGACCGGCAACCCGATCGTACTCAGCAACGGCGCCGAGCTGCGTTTCCTCTCGACCAACAGCAGCACAGCCCAGGGCTACCACGGGCATGTTTATGTGGACGAATACTTCTGGATCCGCGACTTCGAGAAGCTGAGCACCGTGGCCAGTGCCATGGGCACACACAAGAAATGGCGCAAGACCTATTTCTCCACGCCCAGCGCTGTCAGCCACCAGGCGTACCCGTTCTGGACGGGCGAGACCTTCCGCAACGACAAACGCCGGAAGAAAGCGGTCGGCGAGTGGCCAGCCGAAGCCGCATACACCCAGGGCGCGCTGTGCCCAGACGGTCAGTGGCGCAAGACGATCACCCTGGACGACGCTATTGCCGGCGGCTGTGATCTGTTCGATGTGGCCCAGCTGGAGCTGGAGTACGACGAGGACAAGTTCCAGCAACTGTTCTACTGCAAGTTCATCGACAGCACGCAGAGCGCGTTCGGCCTAAAGGACCTGGAAGGCTGCTACTCCGACCTGATGCTGTGGGACGACTACGACCAGGACGCGGATCGACCATTCGGCAACTACCCGGTCTGGATCGGCTACGACCCAAGCCGCACTCGCGACGATGCGACCTGCGTGGTGGTCGCTCCGCCGGCGGATCCGGGCGGAAATTTCCGCATCCTGGAGAAATACAGCTGGCGTGGACAGTCGTTCACGTACCAGGCGGCACAGATCAAGAAACTGACTGAGCGCTTCAACGTCCAGCACATCGGCATCGATACCACTGGAGTCGGCATCGGGGTGTACGACGTGGTTTGCGACTTCTACCCGCGCGCACAGCGGATCCACTACAGCTTGGAAACGAAAACGACCCTGGTGCTGAAAGCCCAGGACGTTATCCGCGCAGGCCGGATCGAGTGGGACGCGGGCTGGACCGATATCGCGCAGGCCTTCCTGACCATCAAGCGCGGCACCACCGGCGGCGGGCAGATCACCTTCAGCGCGTCTAGGACCGAGGCCACCGGCCACGCCGACATCGCATGGGCGGTGATGCACGCCCTGCACAACGAACCCCTGAACACCAACAAGCGGCGCAGAAGCCGTTACCTTTCGAGCGACAGCCATGCCCAAACGACAGAGAAAAACCCAAGCCAACCAGCGACAGGCACAGCAGCCCACGCGGGTGTTCACGTTCGGGGAGCCAGAGCAGGTGCTGACGTCCAACATCGGCGAGTACCTGGGCATCTTTCCAACCGACGACGGGCGCCTGTACAAGCCGCCGGTATCCCGCGCCGGCCTGGCCAAGCTGCTGCGGGCCAACGCGCACCACGGCGCCATTCCCAAATTCAAGCGCAACTTGCTGTTGCGTGAGTTCATCGCGTCGGAAGGTTGCAGTGCCCACACAATGAGCTGCGCCGCTTTGGACTACATGGTGTTCGGAGAGGCGTATTTCCTGGCGCACGAAAACTTCCTGGGGCAAGTTCTGGAGCTGGAGCACCTGCCGGCTATCAACATGCGGGTAAAGGTGGATGGTGGCTTTGTTCAGTTGCTGCAGAACGCCGAGGAGGAGGAGTACGACCAGGACGAGATCGTCCACATCAAGGACTACGATGTCGAGCAGAACATCTACGGGATTCCAGACTACCTTGGCGGCCTGCAGGCGCTGCTGCTGAATGAAGCGGCCACGCTGTTCCGCCGGCGCTACTACAGCAATGGCGCCCATGCTGGCTACATCTTCTACACCAACGACCCGAATTTGTCGGAGGAGGACGAAGACAACCTGCGCTCGCAAATTAGCGCAAGTAAGGGTGTGGGTAACTTCCGCTCGATGTTCGTGAATATCCCAGGCGGGCATGAGAACGCGATCAAGATCATCCCAGTGGGAGACTTCCAGGCGAAGGACGAGCTGGAGAAAGTGAAGAACATCACCCGGAACGACATCATCGCTGCTTGGCGCATGAACCCAGCACTGGCGGGTATCATTCCGGAGAACAGCGGCGGGTTTGGGGATATCGAGAAAATCGACAGGGTATATACCAGTAACGAGATTTTGCCGATCTGTCAGTTATTTGATCAGGCAAATGAAGTTCTGCGCGCAGATCGCAGATTCGAATGGCGTGAGCCAGCGGCCGCTCAGTCTTGAAATAAATGTATCGGCACATCGGGCACTATTGTGTGGCAAAATAGTACCCGTATGGGAACCCTGGGGAGGGGATATGCGAGTTTATTGCAAGGAATGTAATGGGAAGGGGCGGATTTCATCCAGGAATGATATCTCGCGGGAGTTCTCTTCCTTGTACTGCACCTGTCTAGATTGCGGACACCGTTGGGTTGCGCATCTGACTTTCTCACATACCCTGACGCCATCAGCGCAGATGATGGACCGACTTGTATTCGACCAACTGCGGGCGCTGCCCAGGGCTCGACAGCAGGAAATATTTCAACAGCTTGGTGCAATTGATGCCCGGTAGCGTTTGAACTGGCTTTCAATTTTCTCGAAGTCCTTCATTAGAGAAGATGACAATTGAATAAGGCCAATGCGTCCGCGATCAGTAAGTTCCTCAGTTGGAACTTCATTGAGCAAGGCAAGTAAGTTGCCGTGAATTTCAAGGTCGTCAGCCAGCTGGGTAAGGCAGGGCGCTGGGTGTGTCATGGCTTAACTCCGTTTTGCATGATGGCACATGGCCAATATTTTGTGGGTCATTATGCGTCGCGTCAAGGTCTTGAATTTTATGCGGAAGTGTGGGACTAAATTCTTGAGGGTGTTCCGTGTCAATTTATGGCATATGTTTTACATGTATATTGACACTTTATGGGTGTCCTATGGATATCTTATGGATACTTCAGCGTAGCTCCAGCTACCTGCAGATACGAAAACGGGCGCCTGAGCGCCCGTTTTTCTTGAGGTATATAACTCTTATATTGGTGTTAGCTTAACGGCGCCATATTTTCGATCCCCGTTTGTGTTTTCAAATGCCATCACAAAGGTATCAGCAGGGAGCGGAATGATGGTCAGACCGTTGCCGGTGTTGTGGTACAGCTGCTGCGTTGCCTCGACCAGGAAGAAATCTATGGGCAGCCCCAGCTGCTGCCGGGCGTTAGCCACATCCTGCTCACACAGAGCCACCAGGCGTCCATCGATCAGCATTACGCGGCCTCCGCTTCAGGCTGCAGCTTCGCCTCAAGTTCGGTGATGCGCTGCAGCAGCATGCCGATCAGCTTGGTTTGTTCCTCGTTTAACTGATCTTGGGTAATCGAGCGCTTGAGGCGGTTGACGATCTCCGAGTTCATGCTGCGATCGTTGTCCTCGGCCAGCATGGCGATGTCGGCGCGCAGGCCGTCAGGGAGCCGGACAACGAATTTGTCAGCGGTGCGGGAGTTGGTGGTGGTGTATTGCTGTTGCATGGTCTTTTCCTCAGTTGAATGCGATGCGTGGATGTTGGGCCAGCAGGTGGCGAACGATGGCGGTGTCCTGGGCGCTCAGATCGCCCAGGCGACAGGCCATGTCGGTCACGCTTTCCAGTTGTGTACGGGCTTCCGGTGTCTTGGTTACCAGGAAGCCGATCAAGGCCCCGCCGACGATGGCGGTGGCCTGCAGGTGGCGCAGCGTTGTGGTAGCCTTCGAACCGCTGCTGCTTGGGTTGAGTGCTTGCATGTGCTTCTTCTCCTGGTGGTGGTTGGTGCCAAGGAGCTGCAACTCCTTGGCACTGTCCTTTCAGCCCTAGCTCACGGCTTTGGCCGTGAATACCGGGCGCGTCACACTTCGAACTTCAAAGCTCCCAAGGTCTGTGTTGTCCACGCTGTGCAGGTGCACCACGCAGCACTCAGGCGGGTTCTGGTGGTTGCGCCAGAAGTCGCTTGTCACCAGCTCTGCCAGGTCCTCTGGCCGAGCGACCAGCAGGTAGGTCGCGGGAATCAGCATCGAGCCGGCCTGGCCATCGACGGTGTAGTGCACATTCATTCCAACGTCTCCGGTGCCCACAGCTCGATCAGGCGTTGCCAAATCTGGCTGCCGTTCGCGATCCGTTCATGCACTTCCAGATCAGGCGTGTAGTCCATCATCAAAACCTTCAGGCAGTCCTCGAACAGCTGCAGGTCCAGGCTGCGCAAGTCGGTCATCGCAAACGGAAAGTCATCCCCGTTGTAGAGGCTCAGCAGGAAGCGACCGAGGATGCGACTCTGCCCACCATCACGCAGGGCGAGTGGCGCCAGTCGGTTTAATGCTTGGGTACCCAAGACGCGAATGGCAGGAATCTGCGCCTCATGGGCCTGGATGGCGGCAATTCCGCGAAGTCCGTTATTCATCGCTATTGCCCCCCTCAGCGACGCGGTACAGCTGGCCGTCATGCAGCACGAACAGATCCACATCGGCTAGCCGGTATGCACCACCGACACCGCCGGCCAGAACGTGGTCGTCGTAGGCCGCACTTGGTGCCTGGAAGCGGACAGGGAAGGGATGCCCTATGCCGTCCCGGATGCACCACGCAATCTGGTGGTGGTACTTGCTGTCCTCGCGAATGCTCGCGAACAGCTGCCCGACAGGTTTAGGGTCGCGGCCAGCCTGGAACGCTTTGAACGCCAGCTGAACAGCAGGGTGGGCAAAGGCTTGGCCATCCATTTTTAACTTGTCACTGCTGATTCGGGCTTTCGCGAACTCGCGGAATTCGTTCACAGACAGTTGAAAGTCAGCGGTTGATTGCTCGGTTTGCATGCTCACTTCTCCTTTGTGCGCCAATCGGCGCAGTTGGGCGGTTTCCCGCCGGTTTTTCGAATGCGTCGGGTATGCCCCCCAGACATCTGGAATATCTGGAAGGACCCTGTGAGTTAGGGCCTCCAGCCCGCGTGGTTGCTGGGCTGAGCTTTTTTTGTCTCCTTCCAGCAGGGGTGGAAGGTAGTGGAAGGTCAATTCGCCGGTACTCAGCTGCAGGCCGCGCAGCGCTTGGGCTACAGCCGTTTCACGGAAGAACCTCCAAAGTGGAAGGTTGGTGGAAGATGGTGGAATGAAATTTCTTCCAGCGCCTTCCAGTGGCATGCAGCTTGCTAAACGACCGTAACCACCTGTATTCATTGACCTATTCCTATTTCTTCTAGATATTCCAGATGATTTAAGGGATTACTCAGAAACCCATAGAGCACCCGGCTACCCGTGACTCCGAAACTCTTACCCCCGCGCTGACGGGGTTATCCCCGCTTCTTGAACACCCAGCAGTTGAGCGACCGCTGCTCGATGCGAGAGTGGGTTTTTCGCGTCTCTAGGAAGGGGTGGGTGCGGCTCTGCTTAAGCGCCCTCTGCAGCAAGATCGTCGGCAACATTTCAAGGCCGGCAGCGCGGCAAGCGGCTTGGAAGTGCTGGAGGTTGACCGCGATCAGTTCTTTGTCAGAGCTGTGGTTCAGGGTCTCGCGGGTTTCCTGGCGGCGACCGTCCGCGTCCTCGATCGTGACGACCTGTTCGTTCAGGTAGTGGTAGGCCTGCCAGAACACCGAGGCCGTCTTGCTTTCGGCCGAGAGGGTCTGTTGACGATCAAGGGCTCGGGCTTCCAGGTGCTTGGCCAGGTTTTCCATCTGCCGATCGGTCCAGGTTGGAAACAGAGACTGGGTAGCCATTGCTGCAGCCAGAATCTGTGCGTGGACCTGGATGATCCGTGAGTGCTCCACGCCACCCATGGCCGTGAAACGTTGTTCGCAGCCTGGGTAGACCTCGAAGTACCGGTCCAGCCAGGCGCTTTCTCGGCCAAGTACAGCGGGCAGATAGCCGGACAACTCCTCGACCGGCATGGCCTTCAAGCGATTGGCTACCGCTTTCAGTTCATCGGAGTGGTTATCCCGCGTCATGTGGAAATAGCCGATCCGGGTGATGATCGCCTCGGAGCCTTCCACCATGGTGTTTTGAGAGATGCAGATGGCACCTCGGAAGATCAGTGCGTCAGTGTCGCTATTACCGGACTTCACGCCCGTCACACGCAGCTTGGCGTTGATGTCGAACAGCGACTTGATTTCGTCCCAGGCGTATTGCTGGACCACCGTTCGGCCCATGGCGTCCGTGGTTTCCTTGTCCGACTCCAGGAGCACGACCGGCAGGTTGCTGACAGCCGAAAGCGACCGCAGCAGGCCGATCGCCGAGGCGCCCGAGCCGCTGGGCTTGATGCCTTCCTCGTTCTTGCGGCCAACCAGGCGCCACAGGAAGCGGATCAGAGTTGACTTACCTGCGCCGGCATCGCCTGTCAGTTCCAGAAAGGCCCACCCTTGCTGCACTGCCCGGATCTGCTCGGCGAACAGGCTGCCAGTCCACCAGGCCAGGCTGGCCACCCCGTTCAGACCGAATACGCGCTGGAAGTCGTCGAACCAAGACGGGTCGAACGACTCGCCGCGGTGCATGGGGAAACTGCGGGCGGATGTCTTCAAACCTTGGCCCTTAATGTCGAGATAGCCGTGATCGTTCATCTGCATGGCCTTGCCGTTGTGAAAGCCGAAGCCTGGATAGCAGTAGGCGCCAGTGACCTCGTCGTAGCCCACGAAGGGCAACGTGCGGACCACGTTGGGGTTGCGCAGCCAATCGCTCTTGAGCATGCCCAGGACTTTCTCCCCGCCTTCAAACATGCCGCCTGGGGTGCGCTCCAGGAGTGCCTTCGCGAACCCTCGCGGTTCGGTGATCGAGCTCGGGGGCAGAGGCTCCTTGCAATTCAGCCGGCGATTGGGGAACTCGAACTGGAAGAAGTACCGCTGCTCCCCGCTGATCGCGTCGCGCTCCAGGTACTCGAACCTGGGCACGCAGTTGGCAACCTGGCTGATGGTGGTGTGCTTGGAGAACTCGGTGCGGTAACCGCTTGGTGGGTCGCCTGGCTTGCGCGGCATGTCGTCCAGGTCTTTCTGCAGTTCGGATGTGTTCACCCGAGCCGAATACAGGCAGCTTTCAAACTCCACCAGGAAGAAGGGACGCGGGCGGCGGGTGTACAGTAGGTATGCCTTCTTCATGGGAGACGAGGCGCAGAACAGCTGGCCTTGGTACAGCGCTTCGATCAGGAATTCGTCGTCCAGCTTCTTCTCGCGGTAGACGTCGTCCCAGTCCATTTCGCCGGCGAGCGCGACCAGGCAGATTTCCTTCATGTTGACCAAGCGGCTACGGTACTTGGGGATCACTTCATGGCCGGCCCGGTCGTCATCGAGGGCGATTACCCAGCGCACGCCCTTGCCTTTGTTGGCCTCGATGATTTCCCAAGGGAAGTTGTTGCAGCTGATGGCCGCGATTGCCTTGTAGCCGGCCAGCCACAGCGCGATGGCGTGGAAGATGCCCTCGACGATGAACACCTGGTCGTCTTTCTCGTAGCTCTGCCCCTTGGGCTCCCAGCCCTTGCCGGCGTATTTCATACCCTTGCGGATGCCGGCTTTGTCCCCTTTGTTCGCAGCTACTGCGCTTGCATCGATGATGCGCTCCCAGTAGCCGTCGCAAAGCTCGAAACGGACGGTCGCAGCGTAGGAACCGTCGTCCATCTGCCGGCGCGCCTGCTTGTACCAGCCAGCGATCCGTGCGGTGTCGAAACCGCGACTACGTTGCAGGTAGGCGTCTGCAGTGGCATTTGGGTTCTGCGGCGTAGAAGGGAAGCGCTCGCTGAGGTTTTCGAAAAGATCGCGGTAGCGATCGCGGGTCTTCTCCTCGAACTGGCACTCGTTCAAGCGGTTGCACTTGAGCTGGAACGGCTTCTCCTTGCTGATGTACAGGGTGCGTTCGCCGCACCCTGGGCAGATGCCCTTGTTGAAATATTTTGCGTTCGCGTCCTTGGGTAGGAACGACAGCTCGCGGTCATGCTCAAGCGCCGGAATGACGTCTTCGAGATAGATCCGATCGAACTGATCCTGGCTAATCCGTGCGTTCATCTCAGTCCCTTATTGCTTCGCAGCCAAGCGAACGCGCTCTGCTTGTTCGGCGGCCTCGATGGTCATGTGAACCATGTTGATGAGCACTGCCCCCTTGGATCCGACTTCCTTCGGGCGAGTCAGGTAATGGCCTGCCTTGATTTCATTCTCCACCGCGCTTTTGGACTGGCCGGAACGCTTTACGAACTCGGCGATGGTCACGTATGGCGTGTCGATAGCAATCTGCATTCTGTTAACCTCTGTACCGGATATTTAGGGATATTTGGGTTAAAAGTACCCATATGGAACCTAGGTTAAGTACCCATACGGAACCATGTCAAGAGGGAGATGCAGTTAATGGAGCTAGCTGAGAAGCTGAAGGCGATCCGGATCAAGGAAGGTCTGACCCAGTCCGAGCTTTGTGAAGCCACGGGGCTGAGCCTGAGCAGCTACAAAAAATACGAGCTGGCACTGCGCACAGAGGTGAGTTCAGTCGCGTTGCTCAAGCTCACCAATCACGAGCGGTTCAAGAAGTACACACTTTGGCTGATGACCGGCGATGTGGCTCCGGCATGCGGCCAGGTGAGCCCGGTTTAACCCATGTCGATCAAGAAACTGGATTCAGGCGAATGGCTAGTCGATTGCAGGCCAGAAGGCCGTGACGGCCCTCGCGTGCGTCGCAAACTGAAATCCAAAAGTGAGGCGATGTACGCCGAGCGGATGCTGATGGGGGATGGTGCCCGGGGGGAGTTCGAGAAGAAGTCTAAGCGCGACGATCGGCGCCTGGGCGACTTGGTTGATCTCTGGCACAAGCTCCATGGTCAAACCTTGAAGCGAGGGGTCGAACGCCAGCGGGCACTGCAGGCGATGGCCGAGCGCATGGGAAATCCTCGCGCAGCCGACTTCACAGCGGCGCACTTCACGAAGTATCGAGCCGAACGCCTGGCCGGTGAGCACGGCCGCACTTCACCTGGTAATGGGATGAAAAAGGGCCAGAAGGCCAAGCCTGTAAGCCCTAATACTTTGAATCACGAGCTGGCCTATCTGAGTGCGGTATTCAATGAGTTGGATCGCCTAGGAGAGTGGTCGGGGGGAAATCCCCTGGAAAAGGTGCGCCGGCTCAAGTTTGACGAGACAGAGATGGCGTACCTGGAGAAGGGCGAGATCCCGTCACTGCTCAAGGTGTTGGACGGGATATCAGAGAAGGCTGGGGTGGTGGCAAGGGTTTGCCTGGCAACAGGCGCACGTTGGTCTGAGGCAGAAGGGTTAACCCCTAAGCAGGTTCGGGGTCAGCGGATCAGTTACCACCGCACTAAAAACTCCAAAAGCAGGGTTGTACCGATCACCCAGGAGTTGGAAGACTTGGTCAAGGCGGCTCTGCCATTCGGTGACTGCTACAAGAAATTTGGCGAAGCGATTGATGCCGCCGACATCGAGTTGCCAGATGGCCAGCTTACTCACGTTCTGCGTCACACGTTCGCCAGCCACTACATGGCCAATGGAGGCGACATCCTGACTTTGCAGCGGGTGCTCGGTCATTCGTCCCTGACGATGACGATGCGCTATGCCCACTTCAGCCCAGGGCACCTGGCAGATGTGGTCAATCTGAACCCGTTGTCTGCCCAGTGTGGACAGAATGTGGACGCTGGAAAGGGTAAGAAAGGAGGGAAGGCCAAGGCCTAAAAACACGAAAGCCCCGTAGAACGGGGCTTTGGGAGGTGGTGCCGGCACCAGGAATCGAACCCGGGACCTACTGATTACAAGTCAGTTGCTCTACCATCTGAGCTATACCGGCAATGGGGCGTCATTATAACGATCGTTTGGCGCCTGTAAACCACTTCGTTGCGAATGTTCGCAAAAGACCTAAGTCACCGGCCCAAAAGGAGAATTTTCCTACCAGCCGCGGTGGATCGTGGTAACGCTCGGCTCGCTTTTACCCGGGTTGAAGAACAGCTTGTCGTTGTCGCAGCCGCGCTTGCGGCAGGGGCTTTCGGTGCGCAGGGGCAGGCCGTTGTCGCCGCCCAGTTGCATGCCGGGGTGGTTCCAGCCCAGGTTGCTGTTGGCGTGGGGCGCGGTGCCGCTGGCGCAGCCGGTCAGGGCCAGGGCGAGGGTTAGCAAGGCGAGGGGTTTGGCTTGGGTCAC